ACACTACTGCGTTGAGTGCAGTGGCGTTGCCAATCACCGCCGCCATAGCGGTCTGAGACGCTGCCACTGCCGCCATAGCGGTCGAAGATGCAACTACCGCATCAATATCCGCATAGCTCACACAGGACAGCCCTGCCAGAGTAGCCACGCCCTTGCCGACAGCCTTCTTACTGCCGCCCAGCGCCCGCCACAGGAGAGGGTTATTCATCATCTCCTGGACGCGGGCTGAATTGCCCATGAGGTCGTCCCAGGTCGTGAACTCGTAGAACTGGTGCATCCAGGTCAGAACGGCGTCATCCGCAATGTCACTGTTCAGCAGCAGGGAGAGCAGGGCTTCGCTGTTGCGGTCCTCACGTCCGATGGGCACGCCCAGCACCACGGACACGCCGCCCAGGTTGGCAGCAAATTCAGCTGCGTGGGTCGGGTTGGACAAGATGGCCTCTAAGCGCCGGATACCTTTGCGGTAATTGGACTTGAGGGCTGTGGCGTAGGACATAAAGTCCAGTTGATTGATTCCTAGCATTTATCGTTCGCCTCCGTATTCTACGGCAATGTAATGGATCTTGACGGCGGTCGCCGTGGTGGTCGTGCCGCTGACCAGGGTGGTGGCGCTGTGGCTCGGCTGGGTGCCGGTGGAAGCGCCGGTGTAATAGCTCCCGGTGGACAGGGTGCGCAGGCAGTAGAGAAAGCCCTCTGCCGTAATATCCTTGATTTGAATGGTGCAGTCAAGGTTTTCCACTTGACAGACCACATGTGGCACACCCTCGAACGCCTCCCGAAACCGGACGGTGTTCCAGCCTGCCCCAGCGTTGACGAAGCTGCCGGCTTCCAGCGCCGTGTCTTCCAGTTCCCCGCCCCCGGCCCCGCCGCCGAGCAGGGTCATGCCTGCGACTTGTTCCAGGTCATCCGAGAGCTGGTCCAAAGCTTTCTGCGCAGCTTTGGAAATGGGCTTGTCTGCGTCGCTGGTGTTGTCCACCTGGCCAAGGCCGATCTGTTCCTTGGTCACGGCGTGGGGGTTATCTTTGTTCCCTGTGTGGCTGCTCAGACCACTCTGGAGCGCAGATGCGGCCTGCTGCACGGCGGCTTGGGTGTTGGCCACGGCCTGCCGGATGTCGGCGTGGGCACCGGCGCTGCTGTTATGATTACTGACTGCCGTGGCCGCTGTGCCTTTGGGGTCGTAATTCATCGCCGGGAGCTGCCCCTCCGGGACTTTGCCGTCACTGCCCAGCGTTGCCACGCCGCCGGGGGCACCCCGGTCTGCGCTGGCGATGTAGTCCATCTCCGGCAGTTGTTCCGCTGGGACTTTTCCGTTTTTGAGGTCTGCTTTTTGTTCCAGCGCCGCCTGAACTTCTTGGACTTTCGTCCCGTCCCCTTCTGCTTTCTGGGCCTGGGCTTTCAGCTGGGCGTCGATTGCATCCATGTTCTGGTTCAGGTCGGCGACGTCAATAAAATCGTCTCCATCCGGCTTTTTCAGATGGTAGTTTTCTGTGTACGTCACTCTGGTAGCACCTCCTCTCTCATGGTCTTCCAGGTCATGGTTTTTGCCTGGTTCCAGGTGAATCTCTTCGCTGCGTTCCAGGTGTTGTAGAGCTGAGACAGCGCCAACACCAGGTTTTGCGGCGTGACCCGCTCCAGCATGGCCTGCACGTCGGCAAAGTTGTTCTTCGCCGCCAGGCCAACTTTAACGGACAGGGTATAGGCCCCGTCCATCTCTGCCGTGTAGTTCCCGGTCCCGCACAGGGTTTCCAAAATGGCCCGCAACTGTTTGATCGTGTAAGGCAGCTCTTCATTCCAACGGGCCAGGATGCGAAAGCGTCGGTCCTCCAGGCTGTCCGTGCCTTTGGGTGTGATGCCTAAAATTTTCTCCCAACGCCCCAGGCCCAGGCCCTCGGCGGAAACGATGAACTGGTTTTCCAGCAGAGATTCTGCCGCCTCCCACACCTGGTCCAGCTCTGGTTGCTGGCCGACTAAGATCGCCTGTATCTCCGTGTAGTCCCGCAACACATAGGGCAGGTAGCTCATCAGGCTTCGTGTCATAGATCACCCCTCCCTCATGCGCTGATCGTGATGGTGCTGGCCGTGATCTTGCCCAGCACAGGGATGTGGTCGAGCGCCAGGGCGTAGTTTGTAGCGGCGCCATTGAGCTTCGTCCCGGCAATGTCTAAAATGCCGTCGATGTCCAGCAGACGGCTCTCCACCTGGCTGATCCGGACAATGAGCGCCTCCTCTTGGTCGGCCCAGCTTTTGGCCAGCTCCAGGAAATAGGCGTTGACGGCGTCGGTCACATAGCCCTTCACGTCGTCCCAGGACCAGCCCCGCTGATAATATAGGGAGAAAGACAAGTCCACGGTTTCAGCCTCTACGCCATGCACTTTGACAACATGGCCAATTGGTGCGATGCCCAGCCCCTCCCCGGCGTTCTGTTCCGGGTCGATGGCGGTCTGCACCTGGCTGATGAGCGTGGCAGAGGGCTGCGAAAAGGTGCTGTCGATGAGGACCAGCTTCACCGTACCGCCCACCGTCAGCTTGCCGGCAGACCCAGCAGCATACACGGCCTCCAGCCAGGTCTTGACCGTCTCCGGCACCCCTGAGAGGCCCTGCATCCAGACAGCAGCCTCTTCGGGCGGGGCCAGGCTGGCCGGGGCAACATCCCCGTTCCAGGCCCGGTAGACCTTCACGCCGCCCACGCCGGGGAGCGCCTTGGTTTTCTCGATGTAATCAATACGATTACCGCCAAATGCCTGGGCGTTCAGGCTGTCGAAATAACGCTGTCTGAGGGCCTCGGTGTCCTCTTCATCCTCGCCGGGGACCAGCAGGGCCGTGACCGAGCAGCTCTCCAGCCCCTCGATAAAATCAATGGGGACAACAGGGCCACTGTACTGGTTGCCCTCCTGCCCAGCTGTCTCACAGGTCAGTTCATAGGCTCCGCTGCCCAGATCGTCGGTGACAGCGTAGTTCAGCGCCCCGATGGAGAAACGGGTGTTCATGCTCAGGCTCAGAGATGTAGGAACGACCTCCAGCCGCAGGACCGCTGGGGTCGCAGAATAGGGCACGATGCCCCGCTCCTCTGCCCGCCGGATGAGATACTCCCGGCTGGCCGTGTCTGCGAAGGTCTCGGCAAACAGGTTGTCCAGCGCCAGGTACAGGTTTTGCAGTTCCATGGCCACCGGGGCAGACCCCAGCCAGACCAGGGAACCTTCTCTCGTGTCGACGTTCCCGTCAATGGACCCAGCCCGTTCCAGCATCCGCCCCAGTAAGGTCTCATAGGTGATCTCTTCGTACATATTCAGATGTTCACCTCCACTTCTGCATTAGTTTGGCCAAAAATCGTGACTACGGTAAACTCAGCAAGTATTTTCTTTCCAGTTACGGTAAAGTGGAAATCCTTGACCTCTGTGATGCGGTCATCCTGCAACAGGGCGTCACTGACCCGGCGCTGAATTTCCACTTTGCAATAGTCAGGGTGCTGGCCGATGAGGTCTTGTAGCTCTACCCCGTAGTCCCAAGAGTAAATGGGCCACTCGTAGCGCTCCACGTTCAAAATCAGATAGATGGCCTGCTCCATCGCCTCCAACTGGTCGATGGTCCCACGGACCATCGACCAGTTGTGGTCCAGGCGAAACGTCCGGCTGGGAGGATTTCCCTCAATGGTGAAGTCCTGGGTCAGGTCATCTTGATAGGCAGTGGGCAGCGTTACAACGCCCCCTTTTTGCCCAGGATGAGAAAGCGCTGGCCGCCCTGCTCCCGCAGAAGGATCAGCTTGTCCCCCGGTTTCCAGTCTGGCTTAGGATCCAGAGCCAAGAAGAACTCCTTTTTCAATTCCTGCTGGGTGGCTAGCTTGACCTTAAAGGGGCTGACGGTCAGGATGGTCCCGAACACCAGCTGCACCGGCTTCTCTGCCGCCACAGCGGCCACGGCCACCCGCTTCACTACATCTAAAAATCGTGTCATGTCACAAACTCCCCCCGGATACCGGATAGATTTAGATCCATCGTGTGGACGCCGGCTGCCCATGTATGGGTCACTTTTTCCACGCACATATAGTTCTGTACGCTGATGTCACCCAGACCCAGCTTGACCACCAACAACGAACCGCCCCGGACCCGTGGGTCCCCAAAGGCTTTCTTGATGGTCAGCGTCCGGTGCTTCTTGTTGTAGTATTTCAGCAAGGTCTTAGCCCGCTGGGTCAGCAGAGCTGCGGAAGAATCGCCGTCCAGCTTCTCGTAGTATTGCAGCACGCCCCACTTGGCCTGGTTCCCCGGCTCGTTCAGGACGTGCGTCTCCCGCTGGCCGGTCTCATCGTTGTCGATGGCCAGCTTGATGCGGTCGTAGGTGTCCTTGTCGATGCTGGAGGTATAGTCATAGCCCCCCGCCGTCTCTTCGTCCACCACCACGTTCAGGATCATGTCTTTCAGCGGTTTCAAGGTCAGCTTGCCGAAGTCATCATACAGAACGAACAGTGCCCCGGTGTTCACCACCGTCAGGTCAGAGGCCGTCTGCAAGATGTCTATTAGGGTCCCCTCTTCGATGCGGGCTGGAATTTTGTATTTCGTGTCAGCCACCGCCCCCACCTTCAAGTGGTAGTCCGTCGCCACTCGTTTGAGCAGCTGGGCATAGGTCAGATTCGCATAGGAGAGCGTGTCCTTGTTTTTCAGATAACGTATCTGGTCATAGGCCGTTACCTTGATCTTCACGTTGTCGTTCCGGCTCTTGGAGAACACGAAGCCGGCAAAGACTGGTTGGCCGTTCACCCGCAGGGTCACGGGATTGCCCTCCTGGAAATTCAGGACGCCGTCTTTCAACACCGTAAATGTCAGCTTCGACGGTGCCCCCTGCCGTGAGCGTTCCAGTTTTACATCTCCCTCCAGGCTGGGCAGATAGACCTTGTCATTCTGGATGAGGATCTCAACGCCCTGGGCCAAGTAGACCGGCAAGCCCGTCAGAGACACTTTCTGCGCCGTGCTCTGACCCGTAACAGACTTGGAGACGACTGAGGTGATCTCTTTGCTTTCCTTCTCTGTGCCGCCGGAGCTGCTGGAAGAGCCAGACGAACTACTGGAGCTGGCCGTGGTGGTACTAACCACCTGGACTGCGCCGGAGGGCTTCACCCCGCCGTTCCAGCCCCAGCCCTGGTAGGCATAGCCGGCACCGATCACAGAAGCCACCGACGTGATCTTGATGCTGCTGAAGGCGTGGATCACCTGGTCATTCCCGATGCACAGGGCGACGTGCCCGGCGGAGGGGGCGGTGGGGCTGTCGAAGTAGACGGCAGCCCCCACGGGAATGTCTTTTCGGCTGGTGGACACCCGCCAGAGCTTCCGGGCAGCCTTGGCCGTACTGGCTGATTTACGGGGCATCCCGGCGCCCTTGGCGTAGGCATCCGCTACGAACGCCTGACAGCGCCCGGCGTAGGCCGATGACCCAAGTCTCTTTTTGGCCCATGCAATGGCCTGTTGTACCTGTGTCGCCATAGCCTCTCTCCTCTCAGTAGGGCGACTTGAGGCTGTAATTCCAACCCCCGCCTACATATCTCCGTGCCTTCACGCAGGCTGTGAATTTTGCGTAGTTATTGAAGAAGTAGTTGTGCTTCCCGTCTCCGTAGTACCAGGTGTAGCCCCTAGGCAGCACCCGGCCTACATTGGAAAACCCAGCCTTTTCTTTCGACCAGCGGTCCATGACGTCCTTGGCCAGGGCAATCAGGTCATAGCCGTAGTCACTGGTCGTCTTGGCCCCGGCGGTGTAGGCAAACTGATGCTTGGCCAGCGCCACCTTTTGGATGGTGCTGCCATACCCGGCGTCCACCCGGTTGAGGATGGTCCAGACGATACAGGCCAGCTCTGTCTTACTCTTGAGGCCACGCCCTTCGTTGTACATGATCTTGGCGCAGATGGTCGCATCGGACGATGTATAGAGCTTCTGGTAGCTCCCGACCGCCGCCGTGGCCTTGGCCGGGGTGGTCTGGGGTTTGCTGGTTGTGCTGCCGGTCGCCCCAGAGGATGGGATGACCAGCACGGTCCCCGGATAGATCCAGTGCCCATTGGAGCTGCTGGCCCGGCCCATCTTCTTCGCAGCAGCCTCGATGGTAGACTTGTTGGCGTTATAGATGGTCTTCCACTTTGCCCCACTGCCCAGGTATTTCTTGGCGATGTTCCACAGGGTATCCCCGCGCTTCACGGTGTAGCTCGTGGTCGTCTTCTTGCCGGTGGTGTCCCGGCTGGGCTGGGAGACGGTGGCGGTGGTAGACCCCTTGCTGTCAGTCTTGAACTGGATGGTCTTCGTCACATAGGCCTGGTATTGCAGCAGGGTCACATCTACAAAAACATCCTGCCCGTGCTTACTGGCATCCTCTGTGATGGTGTAGTCCTCCAGGGACACGGTAAAGCTGGTCTGGAATCGCCCCGGCCGCATCACCTGGAAGAAGAAGGGTTTGCAAGTCTGCTTGAGTGCTTCCAGTTTGTCCAGATAATTTTTGGGGGTCTGAAACACGCCCCCCGGATACTGGGCAAAGGGGTATCGCACCGCAGGCAGCAGGCAGGAAAAGGTGATCTTCGACAGGCCCGGCAGCTTCGGGAGGCTCACCTCCTGCCCGCTGATGAGAGTGAGAGTGTCGTTCTGGTTCCCGATCTTCACCGTCATCTTCTCTGGGGCCACCGGAAAAAGAAGTCCGTCTAAGTAAAACTGAAACATTTAGATGTGCACCCCCTCGCTGACTTCGATCATCGCCTCTTCGATCTTCTTTTCCAGATCATCGATGATGCCGTCCAAGTCGTTCGTCCCGGTGATGGTATTCTGGTTGTTCATCTCCACCCGGATCTCCGCTGTGGTGAATTTATTGATGGCATCCCGCTCCGCAATGTCCCGTAACAGACGCAGCTCTTCGGCGCTCATGTCCAGGGCATCAGCGGCTTTGGCCGTGTTGTCGGCGATGTCGTTGGTGTTGTTGTAGATGCTGTCTAACGTGTTGCCGGTGTTGAAGGCCCCCATGGGGTCATTGACCTGGGTGCTGTCGAACAAACCAGAGACTTTACTTCCCAAGTTCTTGCCAAAGTTGTAGCCCGTGTTCCAGGCTTTTCCGTACTCGAAGCGGCCTAGCTTCATCTCATCGCTGTTGACCTTCGCCATGATCTCCTTGCCCTTGCCGAACTTCCGGTCTACCCAGCCGCCCAGACTATCCCGCCAGCCCTGTACAGCGTCCGCCAGATGGCTGCCGAAGATGTTGTCGATGGCTGAGGCCAGGGTCTTCAGCAGGCTGAGCACCACGTCCACCAGGTCAAAAAAGAGTCGAGCCACGGCCCCCACCGGGTCCTGAAACACGTTCCCGATGAAGTTCGCCACTGCTGCGACCACGTTATAGATCCCGGCAAATACCTCCATGACCAGGTTGTACAGAGAGACGAACACGTTGCCGACCACAGCCAGCACGACCAGGAAAGCCCCACAGATGATGCCCGTGGCCGAGACGCTGGTCCCAGCGAAGTGATTTACCGCCGCCACTGCTGCGTAAAACAGAGCGACCAGTGCGATGATAAGCATGATGATCCACACGATGGGGCAGGCATACATAGCCGCGTTCAGGCCATACTGCGCTGCCGTCTCCGCCGCTGTCACAGCAGTCAGCTTACCGGTCACGGCCAGCTGGAGCATCTTGGCGGCGGCCTGGGCTACATGCAGCCCCTTGGAGATGGCCTCGACCACATTGGCCGCTACCTGAGCGCCGTAGTAAACGCCCAGGGCTGCCGCAACGCCCAGGATGAGCGGGGACAAGATCTCCCAGTTGTCTGCGACCCAGGCCACACCCGTCACCAGGCCGTCAAAGATCGTAGCAGCGACAGAGGCAAGGGCTGCCAGCGCCGCCATGAGACCGTCTGTCGCCGCACTGAACCGGTCGCTGTTACCGATCTCACTGAGCTTGGTCAGGATGGGCGAGAAAACGGACAGAGCCTTGTTCTGCATCTCTGTCCAAATCTGTGCCCAGGTCTTGGGCATACTCTCGAACTTCTCATTGGTCTCATCCGCCATGGCAAAGAGGGCATTTTTCACCACCTGGGCGGTGACTTCCCCCTTCTCTGCCACGGTCTTGATGGAGCCTTCGGCGATGCCCATGTATGTCTCAATGGCTCTTGCGATACCGGGGGCGCCGTCCAGGATGGAGTTCAGCTCTTCGCCCCGCAGGGCACCGGCGGCCATGGCCTGGGTCAGCTGGACCATGGCGTTGCTCTGCTCCTGAGCCGTCGCGCCGCCGATGACGAACTGCTTATTGACTTGCTCCATGAAGGCAATGACCTGGTCCATGTCCCCGCCGAAGGCGTTGCCGGCGTTCAGACCCAGCTTGGCCACGGCGGAGGCCGTATCAAAGTAGGCTGACCGGCTTCGCTGGGCTGAGGCCATGATCTTCTTTTCCAGAGCGTCCACGGACCCGCCGTCATCCACCAGCAGGTTCAGTCGGGCCTTGGTGCTGCTCAGTTCATCGGACAGACCGATGAGTTTCTGCAAGGCAGCCAGGCCGCCGACGGTCATGGCGATGCCCTTGAGCTTGTCCCACAGCCCCCCGGCGGCGGTGTCCCCTTCCCGGATGCGCTGGTTGAAGCGGCGCTGCGCCTCTTCGTCGTTGCGAATACTGTCCTCGATGTTGTTCAGGGCGGCGTCGGCCCGTGCCAGCTCTTCCCGCGCCTGCTGGAGGCTGGCCGTGTCGATCGCGTTCCCGGAGGCTCGCTGCATGGCCTCAAAACTATTGAGCACGATGCTCATAGCCTTGTGCATACTTTTCAGTGGTCCGGTCACGCCGTCATACAGGGCGATGGCCGTGCGGATGGTCGCCAAAGCCACCACCCCCTTTCTTGTTTGATCTTGCGGCGGTCAGTGCCGCTGCTTCTGTTCCAGCTCTTTCCGTTTCTTCTCTTCGTTCTCGGTCCGCAGCTGGATGGCAGCCGTGATGAACGCCCGTTCTCGCCGGGGCAAAGCCAAATATGCAGAGGGCAATAGGTGTAATTCATGTAGACAGTAATAGGCGACGTTAGCCTGTCCGTCGCCGCCCTCGATCAGTTTTTTGCCAGGTCTACCTCATCCTGCATGGCCTCAAAGCCACAGACCTCCTGCACCTTGATGAGGTAGTCCGTGTACTCCCCGGAGGTGAGCATGGTTTTCAGCAGGGCCTCCGCGCTTTTGACACGGTAGCTATCTTGCAGATTGGCGTCGTTCAGGTTTGGGAAAACCGTGCAGGCCACGGCCAGCTTGCCCAGGTAGGCGTCGTAGTCCGTCTCCCGCTGGTACTGCCCCCGTCGGCCGGGGACCGGCACCCGCCGGGCGCTGTCTTTTCTCAGGGCCTCATCCTCTGCGCCGTCCACCGCCCGCAGCTCCCACAGCATGGGCTTGCCCTCGCTGTCCAGGAAGCGCTTAGAGGCGGCGTAGTTGACGTGCTCTACAGTCTGGGCGTTCTCCGCCAGAAATGCGGTCAGATCCATGTGATATCCCTCCTATTCTGTCTCACTGCATCCCGTCCAAGGGATCAAACTCCCTGGGCATATCCCAGGATTCAAAGGTCCCGCTGAGTTCTTCGTCCAAAATTTCTTCCCCTGCCTTGAACTTGGCCAGGGTGAACTTCTCACACAGGCAGTCATGCAGCAGGATCGTCTGCGCCCCCACCGAAGAGCTTGGGTCCTCGTTGGTCACCTGGATCTCAAAGTACGGCAGGACGCCGGTCTTCTGATACTGGTCCGCCATGCGGCGCAGGACAGACTGGTTGTAGTGGGCCGTGCCGCTCCAGGTTCCCTTGCCGCCGGCGGGCTTGTGCCCCATGCCCACCTTGCCCAAAATGGGGACCTCGGTGATGTTCACGGCCAGCTCACTATTGAACTCCGTCAGGGACATCATGTTGTACCGGCTACCGTCGATGGTGATATAGCACTCGGCCAAGCTGCCGTATACGGCGTCCATGGCGTTCATAATGGTGTCGCTCATGCGTTACTTCCTCCCTTCTCAGCTGACATAGACCGTCATGTAGAGCTGGGCCATGGCGTTGACCGGGGTGATCTGGTCGGTGACCACCACGGCCTTCTTGGTGTCGCCCTGCTCCACGGTCACGTCATCACCGCTGAAATTCTCAATGGCCCGGATGCTCTGGAGCTGCTGGTGATGCTTCACGATGTCGTTCCAGAGGGAGATGCGGCCAGCCGCATCGTTGGGGACCTTGCCAATGTACTTCTTGCCGAACAGGACCGCAATATCATTGGCGATCTGATCCAGCACCCGGATGGTCTGGTTGCTGGAAAAGTCCCCGCTCTTCTCGTCGGTGATGGAGATGAAGGTGTTGATGTCCTCCAGGACCACCACCTTCTCGTCCACCAGATGGAAGAGGAAGGAACCCTCCTGAATGCCCGCCTCCAGCTGGCTCTGTGTGTCACTCACGTCGATGGCGTACTCACCGTCATAGGTCATGTTGGTGGCGGACTTATTCACCGCCGTACCCGCAATGACGCCCGTGACCCAGGGCACCAGGGCCGGGTCATTTTCGCTGCCGTTGAGGGAGTTCTTCACACTGACCACACCCTCATAGTCCGCCAGCTTTCGGAAGCATACCACCTGGAACTTCTTGCCGACCTCCTCCCGCATCCGCTTGCAAAAGGCCGCAAACAGGGCCGTGATGGTCACGCTGGCCGAAGGGCAGCCCATAGCGTGGTAGGTATACGCTTCCATCTTGTCCAGATAGGTCTGATAGGCTGCGTCCTGGACCTCTCCGTTGCTCCCGCCGGTGAGCGGCGCAGAAGCTGTCACCGCCAGGGCCGCCGAGGTCTTCCAGTCCACATAGTCGTTGTTTTTCAGGGCTTCTGCCGTGGCAACGCCCTTCTGCTGGTCCACCTGGACCGTGCCCAGCCAAGTCGTCACGTCATACAGCCGGGCCTCCGCCTGGCTGTTCTCGCTTTCCTCGATGGTCACGCGCAGGGCGTTGCCACGGGTACCTGGGTACTTGGCCGTGCCGTAGGTGTTGGCCGCCTTGCTCCCGCCGGCGTTGAGCCGGAAGAAATAGACTTTCCGGGCATGAAGAAAGATCTCCCGCATGGGACGCAGTTCCTCCGCCGTGTAGGCATAGCCAAAGAGGACCTGGCTGTTCTTCTGAAACTCTCCCTGCTCCACGCTCACGACCGTCTGCTCCGGCCCCCAATCCATGGACAGAGGCAGCGTTGCAATGCCACGGTCGGACAGAGATGCGCTGGCGTTGGCCACGCTGATAAAGTTGATGTAGGCGCCGGGTAAGATCTTGTTCTGCACCAAAAAAGTGCCGCCGCCAAGGGACATTATTCCCTCACCTTTCCTTTCATAAAGTCGTCGATCAGGTTCCGGACCTGGTCATGGGTATAGCTTTCGCCGTCTTTCAGCAGAGCCTCCAGCAGATCTCGCCGCGCGGCGTAGCGCTGGAAGGTCAAGAACTGCTGCTTGGAATAGACGGGTTGTGTGTTCTTCGATTCCATGGGTCATTCTCCCTTCTTCGTCGTGGCGTCCACCTGGACCTCCTGCATGGGCGTCTCTTCTCTGGGCCGCCGCAGGGTCACAGGGTAGGTCACAAGGAAATGCAGTACGTTGTCCGTGATGGCATAAGACCGCTCTGTGCCCCGCACCATTGCCCCGTCCGGCAGGGTGATCAGTTCCAGGCAGGTCTGCAATCGTTCCGCTACGCACAGTAAGGTTTGGTTGTCCCGCCTGCTGGCAGGGAAATACTGCACGTCCAGCGGATTCTGACTGAGGAACCGCCCTCCGGGTAAGGGGCTGAGCGTAGGCTGCAAAACGCCCAGAAAAAAGCAAGGCTCCTGTAAGCCCTGCTCCACGTCGTTTTCATAAATTTTGTACTCGTCGCCAAAGGTCTGATAGAGGGTCTGGGCGACGCCCTCTATGATCTCCTGGATCATGTAAACACCTCCCGCATTGCGTCATACAGCAGGTCTTGCAGCAGCCGGGGGGCCAGTGCCCGAAGCTCCTGCTCGGAGATGGTCAACATGTACCGGCCCGGCACCCAGCTCTCCCGCAGGCGCTTGCCCAGGGCTGGGACGTACCGCCCCGGCTGCTGCCGGTGGCCGAACTCCACATAGCTGGCGTACTCCAGATTGTTGATGACCGTGATGGTATACGCATCTCCCTGCTTCTGGATGGGCAGGATGGTCCAGCCGTCCCGCAGGGTGCCACCCCGGTAGCCGGCCCAATATTCCTGCAATGCTGCTTCTGTGGCATAGTTGGGCGGGACCCCCACCGGGGTCCTCTTCTTCACCTTGTTCAGCAGGATCTGGGCCAGCTGCTTGGCCGCCCGGCGGCAGAGCTGGTCCCCGTCCAGACTGGAATACTTGGCGATCTGCTCCGACAGTTTCAGCAGTGCTTCAAAATCACACTGTCCCCAGCTTCGTCCCATCAGGCCCACCCCCGGAACGGTTCTAATAAGATTTCCTGGTGGTTGTGGAACACCCCTGACAAGCCAGACTGCCCATAGGTAAGCTCTGTCCTGTCAGGTCGGGTCACAACGATCTTACAGCCCGCCGGGACCGCGATCTCCGGGGCCAGAAAGAGCTTGACGGACTGTCCCACTGTCGCCACGCCGTCTCCGGTGGTCACGGTCAGGGATTCAAAAGACAGCTTACATGGCACATCCTCCGCCAGGACCACAGGCTGAAAGTCCGTCAGATGGCTTCCCAGCACAGTCACGGCATTCTGACCGTAGATCGTGCAACGGTCTGTCCACAGGCGGGCCAGGGCGGTCTGCACCGCCCGGCTCACCATACCAGCCTCCGGTAGCGATAGACCTCATCCATCCGGCCGTTCAGCAGATGGTCAATGAGGGCGTCGAGCCGCTGCTCCGGGGTGGCGCTGCCTTCGCCGATGGCGAAGGTGACAGCGGTGTCCCCCTCCTGCAAGGACTTGATGGCCATTTCCAGGTCAAAGCCCTCCAGTTCGCCCTTGGCTTTTCTGGCTTGCAGGTATTCCCCTGCTGCCATGGCGGCGCCCAGGCTCACCAGGCCCTCCGGCAGTTCCTCACAGCCCGTCAGATTTTTCAGCCGCCAGGTGACGGCGTTCAGGACGATGTCCAGGAAGACGTCATACTCCGCCCCGCCCAGGCCCCAGGCCGTCAGCCAGGCGATGGTCTGCTCTCGCATATTACGCACCTATCCTCTCAGGACGGGGTAATCTCATACCAGCCCTTGGTCTTTGGGCTGTCCCCTTCGGCCGGCGTGACCTTCACATAGCCCATGCTGGCGGCCGCATAGTAGGTCTTGCCAGCGGTCACAGTGGTATCGGTGCTGACCGCCGCAGCGCCCACCACAATGACCACGGCCTTCGTCTCGTCGGTCAGAGCGGCGATGTAATACTTGCGGGAGTAGATGCTGTTCTTCCGGGTGTTGCCGTCTCGCTCCTGCTCGACCTCAGTCCCCTTCTTATTGAAGAGGGTCACGGCCTCCTTGGTGGCCATGGTGACTTTACCAGGCAGGGCGTCCTTCTTCACATAGAGATTCACACCGCCCACGGTACCAACATAGCCCTGCCGAGCATAGGACTCCACAAATTTCAGGTCTTCGCCCAGGGTCTTGCGGATCTTGGCCATGTCAGCGGGGTTCACGAAGGCGAACAGGGTCACGCCCTCCAAATTCTCCAGGGCCAGCATGGCCGTGGCGTCCACAAAGGCCCCGAAGTTCAGGGCCGTAACGGGCATGACCAGGGTCGCGTCCTGGAAGGCCGCATACACATCATCGTTCTGAGTGTTGAACAGGTCGGTCCCGGCGTGGCGGGTGCCGGTCGTTACCACCATGGGGTCAGTCATGGCCTCCTCATCGTAGTAGACGAAGCGGTTCTGCGCCAGCAGGATCTTGTACTCCTGCTCAGTGTAGGCAGCCGTGATGGTCTTGGAGTTGCCCTCGCCCTTGGACAGCTTCTCGGTGCCGCTGGTGGCCTTGTACTTGTGGATCTTGCGGATCATGCCAGCCTCGCCGGTCAGGTTGTTGTCCACGGTGCAGAACTGCACCAGGTCCAGATGGGACTTATACTGGTCCTCGATCTCGTTGGACAAGAAAAAATTATCATATACCGTGTTTCCCATTATGCGTTTCCTCCTTCATAGAGTGCTTTGTATTCCTCCGGGTGTTCCACCGACCAACGGTGCCGCTCCACCGGCGGGAGCTTTTTCAGGTTCTCCAGGGTCATCCCACCCTGGCCACCCTCGCCCCTCTCGGCGGACTTGGCGCCCCGGAACTTGCCGCCGGTCTCCTTGGCTTCAAAGAGAAAAGCGGTCTTCTCATCTTTGACCAACTTCTTGATCTCATCGTCCAGGCCCTTGACTGCACCGGTCTCATCCAGCTCAGCCTTTTCTAGGAACCCAGCCAGCAGCGCCTTGGCCGCCGTGTTGTTTTTTGCCCTCGCACCGGTCAGGGCCAGCTCGACCGCATTGCCGATCCGCAGATTCTTCAGCTCGGCGGCGTGATCGTCATCCTTCTTCTTGTTGTCTGCCTGAAGCTGGATGATCTGGTCCTGAAGGGCCTTGGTGTCCCCAGACGCCTTCTTCAGCGTTTCAAGCTGGGTGTCACGCTCCTTGATGGTCTTCTTGGCGGCGGTCAGTTCGGTGTTGACCTCATCGAACCGCACTTTTGTGACAAAGGAACCGTTCAGTCCGTCTAGGACTTTTTTGGCCTGTTCCTCACTCAGCCCCCAGCCGAGCAAAGTTTCTTTTGTCATATTCTTTCCCTCCTGTCTTAAAAAATGGGTATGAAAAAAGCACCCTGCGTTTTTACAGGATGCTTTCATCAATGAAGTTGTATCCAGGGCCTTGGCGGGCGTCGCCTCTCCCGCATCTCTCAGGGTTTCCCCTTGTCATACCATCGGCGTGTGGTCGCAACGAAATTTACCACCTCAAGGCTTGTTTTGTGTAGGATATAACAAGAGCAAGGAAAACACTTGGCAGGCGTCCAACTTCTCCTGCATCTCTCGGAGTTTCCCCCTGTCATACCATCGGCGTGTGGTCTGGACGAAATCTACCACCTCAAGTGTTCCCCTTGCTATTGTACTCTTATTATAGCAAAGTCATTCCCGTTTGTAAAGAATCTTCTTGTTTCTCAGCAAACGCCGGTACTCTCGATCCCGAATCTTCCAGGCTGAAATAATCGAGTTTTTGAACCCAGGATCGTCTGCGGAAGTATGCACCCGAAGCACCACCTGTATCCGCATCTCTTCCGTTTCGATTTCCTTCAAGATCAGCCCTGTGTTAGGGTTCTTGTCCTGCAAGATATAGTCTGGAGCGTCCAATGCTGCTTTCAGATATGGCTTTACGATTTCAAAATGACCTGGATGATGGTCTTCAATGTGCTGTACGCGCTCCGGCGTCAGGATCACCTCGTCTGTGGTGATGTCCTTCGTGATACAGCTGTATTTCTCTCTGTCGATGTATCCTACCGTCTGCACAGCGGCCCCTCCATCATCTGGTGTGTTGGGTTTGAGTATAGCACCGTCAGAGGCCCTGGTCAACTTGCTTTTCTTGCCACCGTCCACAAAGGCCGCCTTCCACTGGGCATAGGTCATATCCGCCGGGACCTCATAGAGTTCATCCTCTCCATCCCTGGCCAGGCGCTTCCCGGCCCACTTTGCGTCAATGGCGGGAGCCGTAGTCCCCCGGCAGTTGGGATGGTAGGGCGGCACTGTGACCCCCGGTTCGTACTGGGATAGGGGGATGATCTTTCCATCCATATCCCCGCATATCTCACAGGTCCGGCCGTCCAGTGTTTCAATGATCTCCACCTGTTCCACGTCCAGGTCTTGATAGGCTTGCCTGCTGGCCACGGCGTTGAAGTAGGTCGTCTCCGTGTGGACCAAGCGGGCGGCTTTATAACGATGGACCCCGAAGGTCTTCTGGATGGCTGCGATGGTCTTGGCCGGGGCGTCTCCCCGCAGAAGGCCCTGGGTCAGGCGCTTGCTGACCTCCCCGACCAGTGCCTCTTTGTTGGTCCAGCACCGGTCCAGAAAAGTCTTATGGTCCGTAGACCAAGGCTTGGTCAGCAGGGCGTCCAGTTTGCGCGGGTCCAGGGCAGCGATGTCCCAACCTGCCCCAAGGCCCTTCTGGACCTCAAAGGCTGTGTGGGTGTAGCCCTCTCCCACGACCTTCCGCAGAAGCTCATCTACTTCATCCACCTGGTTCCCATAGAGCAGCTCTATCTGTTGCTGAATCTGCAACTCGATTGCTTCCAAACGGGAGATATGGAACCGAACGGAGGCGTTGGCCAGCTTTTTCTGCCAGGCTGGGTCCAAGCCCGCCTGTTTCCCGACCTTCACATACTGCTCCACAGACCAACGAAATTCCTCCATCTCCCCCGCCGTGAGCCGCTTCTTGGCTTCGGTCAGGGTCAGCTGATTGTCACGGGCGAAGCGAGCATACCAGCTCTCTATCTCCTGCCGGACTTCCCGCTGCGTCTCCTGATAAAGGTCCTCCAAGGCCCGGACGCTCTCGTCGGCGTTCTTGTGGGCGCTGGCTTCCAGCAGAGCGCTGCGCTGCCGCCAATAGGCTGCGTCTCTCATGTGCCCTCACCGCCGCCAAAGGCCCCGGTGTACTCCGGTGCCCGTGCCATGGCCTCGTCCTGCTCTTTTCGCAGGCGGGCCAGCTCCAGATCTACGTCAGACACCCAGGGGTGCTGCTCCACGATCGTCTCGTTGGACAGGATACCAAGAGACTTAGAGCAGTTGTCAATGGACTCACTCTCGTTGATGAGGATGTCCCGGTTGAAGACGATCTGTAGATCCTCCCCCGAAAAATCACCTAAGCCCCTGTTGCTGAAATCCTGATTGATGAACCACAGCAAATCTTCAAAAGCCGCCTGGAACTCCGTCTCCATGCCGTTGGCGTCCAGGTCGATGTCAGAATACATGGACTGAATGTTCATCTGGTTTGGATTCCCAGAGAGGCGGTCGTCTTTGGCGTCGTAGCCGCGGGCGTTCTCGATGAGCGACTGCTTGAGCAGCTTTAAGATACTCTGGTAGTTGTCTGCGTTGACCTCTACTTGCAGCGTCTCCACTCCGCCGTCGCTGCGGACCTTGACGGCCCCGTAGGTCGCCAAGTTGTGCCGGAACTGGCCCAGGTTCTCCCCGTCGTAGTTTTTCAGGATGAGGATGGTGTTCCGGGCGTCCTCCTGCATGTTGTCGGCAAAGTCCGAGAGCATGGTGTTGATCCCATCCTGCAAGGTCTTGACCCGGCAGAGCAAGGGGACCTCCTGCTTGTTGTACTTAAAGGGGATGAGTGGGATGCGGGTCCAGTTAAATTCCTGGGTCTGCCCTCCCATGTCCACGGCGAAGTAATTCTCATGCTCCCCCAGCTCTACGTCCGGGATGAGCTGGCCGTGCTGGAAGAGATACCGCCACAGGCCGTCGTCCTTGAACAGTTCCACCCGCTCCACGATCTCCTTTGTGTAGCCGTTCCAGACCTCCTGAGTGTAGTAGCGCAAGGCACAGTCCAGCGTCGTGTGGTCGTCGTCGGCCCAGAAGGGCAGGATGTCATAGGCTGGGAAATGCTGAAAGGCCAGCTGACCCTCCCGGTCATAATAGGGGTAGAGCCAGCCCAAGCCGCCATTCAGGGCGTCCTCGCAGACGTATTTCAGCAGCCGCCCGAAGCGGCGGCCGAACACCTTGCCCAGCTGGGCCGTGTAAGTCTTGTTCCGACAGTTCATCGTGATGGGCTTGCCCACCAGATAGTTTGTCTTCTGGTCTACCATCAGAGCGTACTGATTGTCCACGATCCGGTTGTTGGGTAGGTTGTCCACCGTCTGCAATTTCCCGTCGGTCCCGATGACCGTCCGCTGGCGGCGCAGGATGTCCTGTTGCCCGCGATAGTAGCGCTCGCCCTGGAGCTGTTCTTTCCGTCGGGGGCTATCCCGCCAGTCTTGCAGCTCTGCCGCGAAGAATTGTAGTTCACTCAAGCCTCGCCGTTTTCCCTGTAGAATCAGGCGGCTCACCCGTTCTGTCTCTGTGATGATCCCGCTCATGTTTCTCCCTCCTTTCTGTCTTATTCAAACGAAAACGCCGGCCCCACCAGCACGTCCTCCAGCGCGTAGCGCATGGCGTCCATGAGATGGTTAAAGGCGTCGATGGGGGCATTGAGCTTGCCCCCGAATTTATCTTCGGCCCAGGTGTAATTGGAGATTTCTGTAAGGAAGTTCACACACCTGGGGTGGATGACGATGCGGTAATCCTGAATATACTGGATGCCGTTGTTGATGCTGTCCCGCCCCTTCCGAGCGGGCGTGATACGGTACAGCCCCAGCTCCCGCAGCTCGTCGATGCTCTTCGGCTCGGCGCAGTCGGCCCGGATGCGCTCTTTGGCGTAGCCCATGGCCGTCACCCGTTCACAAATGGCCCGGTTGCTCAGGGCCTTCTCATAGAGTTCATCAAAGACCCAGATGGTCTTCTCCTCCTGGCTGACCAGCCCACAGAACAGGGCCGTCGGGTCGTTGGTGTAACCGAAGTCCAGGCCGAAGGCGCTGACTACATCGGGCTTTTTGGCGATGGCTGCCGTCTCGAAGGCTTCCTCTTTCCAGTTCTCAAAAACCAAGCCCTCCACGATACCCCAGCCGCCCAGGCCGGCCACCTGATACCGACGGGGGTTATTCTCCCGCATCGTCTCAAACACTTTCAGGTCAGCCTGGTCCAGCCACTCGTTACACAGGTAGTTCGTGGTCAGGGCCAGAATATCCGGGTCCGGCGGGGCGTCGAAGAAGCGGGCTTTCAGCCAGTGCTTCTCGTTCCAGGGGTTGAAGGTCAGGGTGATCTGCTTGAACAGCCCCGTCTCCTTGGGGATGCCCCCTCGAATGGATTCGTCCAGCATGTCAAAGGCCCGTTCGTCCATGATCTCATAGGCTTCCTCGATCCAGCACCAGCACAAATAGCCATTCTCTACCGTGATGGACGTGACCTTCAGCGGGTCATCCAGGCCCCGGAAATAAATCTTCTGGCCCGTGGGCAGATAGGTCATTTCGAGGGGGCTTTCCCGGATGCCCCACCAGGCATCTACGCCCAGCCGGTGGATGGCCCATTTCAGTTCTGTAAAGCAAGAATCTTTCAGGGTCCGAAAAACTTTTCGTACCACCAGCGTATTGGCCTGAGGATACTGCATCATGCGGGTGATGAGGTTCAACGCCGTGGTCTTGGACTTCTTCGAGGCACGGGAGCCTTTCACAACCCGGTACCGGCCCCGGAACCGCCAGAAGGCCCCATAGCCCTTGCCAATGACCTCCGGCAAGTGGATGATATTAGTCTTCGACCTCATCATCCCCCGCCAAGATCACCGGCACCACGCCGTCCAGCCCCAGCTTTTCCGTAAACAGGCCATAGCGCTTGCCGATGAGTTCCGCCGCTTTCAGCCGGTCCTTCGCACTCACGTCCTTGGCTACCAGCGCCTGTATGCCATCGCCCTGGAGCAGAGGGATTTCCTCCGTCTGCTCTCCCCGCATCACGGAGGTCAGGTAACGCATCACTTCGTCGGCGGTGGCGATCCGGTCGCTCTGGATCTTCGCCAGTTCCCGGTCGATCTCCGCCTTGATAGCTGGTTTCGTCAAGTTCTCATTACCGATGCACCGCGCCGTTTTCTCGCTGTATCCTGCTCGCCGGGCAGCAGCCGTGGCGTTCAGGTCGATCAGGTATTCCTGGACAAACCGTTTTTGCTTTTTGGTCAGCTCCGCCACGTTACCACCTCCCCGCTGCGGGCAAAAAGAATCCGGGCGACGCCAAGCCAAAGCCCAGCGCCGTCCGGGGAAAAGAGGAAAAACCTATCTCTAAAAAATCACAATATCAGTATACCACCCCGCCCCGTGCCATTGTGTGCCATCCTGGGGTACCCCTGAAAATAGGCAGGTGTAACAAGAGTAACGAAACAAACAAGGGTTTCCCTATAAATACCCTAATAAGGCTATACAGCTATATATCTACACATATACCGTCTTATCTGGGTATTTATTATACTATTTGTTACAGTTGTTACAGTTAATAGGGGGAAACCGTTGAACCCCAAGGGTTTTGTCCCTTTTTCGGGGTGTAACAAGGCCCCTAAAAAGTGTAACAAGCGCAACAAGAGAAAATTTGGAGCGCTGACACGGGTGAAACAAGGGGAGACGGTGTAACAAGAAAAACAGGTCAGGCGTCCCAAAACTGAATAAGTCTTGTTCCCACTGACCCGCCTTTTTACTCGCTCATGGCTGAACAGATAAAAGATTTTCGCCGGTCCGGGACGTAAACGAAAAGGGTGACGTCGCTCTCTCTGTCTCGCATATCGTTGGAGCAGATTTCGCACTTGACCGTGATAAATCCCGTCGCGCCCTCTGTCTCGTGGTAGCCGTAGCCGGTGAGTCGGGAGTCCTTGCCGTCGCGTTTCTGCGCGAACTTCTCAACCTTCTTGATCTCGCTTTTCAGCAGCCCGTCAAATTTTTTCATTTTGATTTCATCCTTTCTGGCCGGGCTTGTGACCGGCCTGCCGCATTACCGGGGCCGTGGCCCCGTCACTCTGCGATTAGATGTAATAGAATGTAGAATGGTCCCAGTATACAAGTTCCCGTGCCATGTTTACGCACAGGTTCCAGTAGACGAATGGCTTTTTTCTTTTCCCGTGGTACGCATACACTTCCACGCGAACGATGTCGGAGGCTTCGGCCCCTATGTGATGTATCTCCATTCTGTCCTTGGGGCTTAATCTCCCTGTCTTGATCATTACGTTTTTGATAGCCTCGTGGATGCTCATAACTCTTATCCTTTCCGCCCTTCCGGGCTGTCCGTTTCCTTTACTGTGTCTTTATTGTACACGATAGCGTACAAAAATACAATGCGCATTGTACACGAAAGGGTACAATTATTTTTGTCTATTTTGTACATTGTCGTGTACAGTCTAACCTGTTAAGATATAGAGGGAGAAAGGAGCCTCTATATGATAAAATACAGTAAACTTTTTGCCATCCTGGAGTCAGAGGGAAAGAGCGCCACAAACTGGCTACGTCAAGAGGGCGTCCACCCGTCCGTCGTAAATAAGTTGCGAAAAAATGAGCGGGTAAACACGGATACCATTGACCGGCTGTGTCGCCTTTTGGACTGTCAGCCGGGCGATTTAATGGAATATGTCGCAGAAAAGCCGGAGGCATGACGCCCCCGGCTCTTTTCTTTATTCCTCGCCCGGCTCCCTGAGCGTCTCCAGCGCCTTGGCATGGATGCGGTGGACCTGCCGCCAACTGTATGACATATCTACACAGACCTCTTCCCAGCTCAGGCCGTGGACGTAGCGCAGGCGCAGCAGCACACGCTCAGTAGGCGGCAGGGCGCCAATGCCCGTCTCAATGGCCTGGAGTTCTTGTGCGATTTCGGCAAGCTTCGTGTGATACAGGTCAATCAGCTCCAGGTGTTTGGCTGCCAGGTCCTCCAGGGCGTTGCCACCAGACGGCCCGGTTGGCGTGTGTTTGATTTTCTGGATTTTAGGGTGCAGCAGCGTAGCCTCGATGGTCTCAATCTGCTGCTCCAGGGTCTTTTTCTCTTGCAGCAGGGTCCGGTATTCTCTCAGGCGTCCCTTGGTCATGTTGCGTCCCCCTCTTCTCGGTACTTTTTCAAGCGGGCCTTAACTGCTTCCAGTAAGGCATCCTGCCTACTGGCCTTTCCATCCAGCACCCGCATAACGTCTTCGTCGATGGTGCCCTCAGCAACCAGATGCGTGATGGTAACACACTCACCCGTTACGCCTTGTCGGTAGATACGGGCGTTTGCCTGCTGATATAGCTCCAATGACCAGGTCAACCCGAACCATACGATATGGTTTCCCCCTGCCTGTAAGTTCAGGCCGTGACCGGCCCCGGCGGGGTGCGCCAACAAAATTGGGACCTCACCGCGATTCCATGCGTCGATCTCTCTGCTTCCTTCCAGCTTACGGGCCTGCGGGAAGTGCTGTCTGATACGTTCCAGATCGTGCTGGTAGGCATAGAACAACAGAACCGGCCGGCCATTGGCCGCTTCAATGATGTCCCCCAGTGCATCCAATTTAGCCTCATGGATGATATGTGTTTCCCCGTTCTCGTCATAGACTGCTCCATTCGCAATTTGCAGCAGTTTGTTGGAAACCACAGCAGCAGTGCTCGCATCCACTACGTCACCGGAAGCAAGCTCCAACACTGCCTCCTTCTCCATTTCGGTATAGGCCGCCCGTGCTTTCTCATCCAACTTGACCATGCGGACTACATCGACCCGTTCCGGAAGTCCCAGATAGTCGCAGGCTTTCATGCTGATGCAAATATCTGAAATTCTCTGGTAGATCTCTTCCTCAGCTCCCGGCTTCGGCACCCAGTCATAGACTACATACCCATTCCTCCGTCCTGGGACAAAGTATCGACTTCGGTACTCCGTCAGTGTCCGGCCCAATCGTTCACCGCCGTCCAGTAAATACATCTGTGCCCACAGGTCGATCAGTCCGTTTGGACTTGGGGTCCCTGTCAGGCCGACAATATGCTTGATCAGCGGTCGGACTTTCCGCATAGCCCGGAAGCGCTTAGAGCTAGAATTCTTGAAGCTGGATAGCTCATCCAGGACTACGCCGTCAAACGGCCAGGCCGTGCCATAATACTTCACAAGCCAGGGGACGTTTTCTCGGTTGATGCAGTAAATATCTGCCTCAGTCCGGAGGGCAGATACTCGCTGCGCTTGACTGCCCAAGACCCGGACCACACGAAGACCACAAAGATGATCCCACTTATCACTTTCTTTTGTCCAGGTATCCTCCGCCACCCGCAGGGGCGCCACCACCAGGACCTTGTTGATCTCAAAGCGATCGTATAGCCATTTCGCCACGGCAGTCAGCGTGATTACCGTCTTGCTGGGCCTAAGCCCATATCCAGCAAAAGGCCAGCGGCCGGTTTATCCAGCAAAAAGTCTTCACAGAACTTCTGGTATTCATGGGGTATGAACTTCATTCGGCATCACCTCCCTCATCATCTCATCGACGGCAGTCCGGCTATCCGGCACGAAAACCGTAAAGCCAAGACCCCGCAGAATATCATGTACGCGCTTCTGTCTCTTCCGCGGGACCCGGCCGGTGTCTTTCAATTCTGCAAAGCAGATTCGGCCACCCGGTAAAAGAATCAGGCGGTCTGGCACACCGGTAAAGCCGGGGCAAACCAATTTCAACGCAAGGCCACCGGCAGCCATGACCCGTTTACGCAGATAGCTTTCAATGTCTTTTTCCATATAACCCCCGTGTATCACTTGTATCACTGTATCACTTGTACCCTTTAACCCCTTCGCGTGTGCGCTACGCGGGCGTTCATGCCCTCTATATAATACTTTCATACTTCCAGAGAATTTATATGATACAAGTGAT